CCGAAGACATGGTCATCATCTGCAATGAGGAAGGACGGATCAGACAGATGCCGTTCAACTGCCACGTATTTGTTGACTGGGTCGGTCCGATCGCATTTGTCGGATGCCATGGCGACGAGTTCTGCGACGTTCCGATCACGCTTGAAGACGCTCGCCAGCTGTACGGGCTGGAGGTGGCTGAATGATCGGGATCGTCATTGCATTGATCATCGTCGGATTCGCTTCCATGTTTGCCATGGTGCACAGCCAGTCCGGAACAGTCCGCCGGATCGAAGAGACACAGCTACGGCAGATCGGCGCTGATACAACCGCTCAGAAGATGATCGACCAGCGCATCGACAACATCATCACCATTCACAACGCGACCGTCGAGCACTATGACAATGAGATCGATAAGATCGTTACCCGGATGAACGAGATCACCGCAGACATCCAGAGATTGGACGCGGAAATGAAATATCAGCAGACAAGGATGAACACGGTTTATCCATGGTTCGAAAATTCCGAATACGGCGCTAAAGCAAATACCGGCGTGAAATGGGCGCCGGAGTTCCCGACACAGGAGGACGAACATGAGCAATCTGTATGAACTGACAGGGAAATACCTTCAGATCCAGGCTGTACTGGAAGCAGACGATGAGGACTATCCCATCGACATGCTGACGATCGGCGAGGATCTGAATGCAAAAATCGAAAACTATGGATTCATCATCCGCAACTTCGAAGCAGAAGAAGAAGCGCTGACCAGTGAGATCAAGCGCCTGACCGAGCGCCGGAACACAGCCCACAAAGCTGTTGAGCGTCTCAAGGAAGCAGTCTTCAAAAGCATGAAGATGACTGATCGTCCGAAAGTAAAGACCGATCACTTCTCTTTCTCCATCGCAAAGAAGGGCGGAAAGCTGCCTGTGACCATCACCGGCGATGTGCCCAGAGCATACTGCAAAGTGGTTTATGAACCGGACAAAGAGAAGATCAGAACAGCAATCGAAGATGACGGCGAGGTTCTTGACTTCGCTCATCTGGAAGAACGTGGCGAGTATTTAAGAATGAAATGAGGTAATACATGGCAATCACAGTAATGATTCTCGGTGAATCCGGAACCGGCAAGTCAGCCAGTCTCCGCAACTTCACCAAAGACGATCTGGCGGTGGTCAACGTGATCGGGAAACCGCTGCCATTCAGAACAAAAGGATTTGATTCCATCAGCTCGGATGATTACGGCACGATCCGTAACTTCCTGAATAAGACAGACAAGAAGTCAATCGTGATCGACGATGCCCAGTATCTGATGGCGAATGAGTTTATGAGACGCGCCAAAGAAAAGGGCTACGAAAAATACACCGAGATCGGACAGAACTTCTGGAATCTGGTGAACTATTGCGCGCAGAAACTGCCCGCCGACACAATCGTCTATTTCCTTCAGCATGTCGAGACAAGTCCCGATGGATCCACGATAAAAGCCAAGACAATCGGCAAGATGATCGATGAGAAGATCACACTGGAAGGCATGTTTTCCATCGTACTGCGGACCAATGTAAACGATGGTGAGTATTGCTTCTCCACGCAGAACTCCGGATCTGACACGGTCAAATCTCCGGTCGGCATGTTCGACTCGGATCTGATTCCGAACGATCTGAAGATGGTAGATGACCACATCCGCGATTATTACGAACTGAAAGTCGTTGCGGATCTGATGAAGACCGGCGGATATGCAGACGCGGTTGCCGAGCAGACTGAGCAGGATCTGAAGTCCCAGGAAGAGCACCACAAGGAGATTCTGGACATCAATGCACCGCATGTTGACATCATCGATGATGAAACACCGCTGCAGATGAAGACACTGGTGGACGACTTCAGAGAGCTCTGCGAAGCAAGAGGAATCAAGGAAAGCGAAGTCAGGGCATTCGTCGGCAGTACCGGGCAGTACACGGACAGTGTGCCGGTCTCGGGTTACGAAGACGATTTCCTGGAATATCTGATCAGCAACTTCGAAAAACTGGCAAGGTCTATTGAAAAGAGGAGGAAGTAATACCATGGCAGACAGCAAGTACACAATGACATTTGACATTGAAGAACAGGAGTATGTTCTTCTCGCACCGGGCGAATATGAATTCACAGTCGATTCTGTTGACTTCGGCGACTTCAACGGTTCAGACAAGATTCCGGCATGCGGTAAGGTGACCGTCAACATCCACGTTGACACCGACAAGGGCAGAGCATTCCTGAACAACAATTTCTATGTCTGCAAGGAAGCAGCCGGTATGATCGCAGCCTTCTTCAAGTGTATCGGCATGATTAAGGAAGGCCAGAAGACATTCACACCGGACTGGGACCACATCAAAGGCAAGAAGGGCATCGTCAAGACTTCCCAGCGCGAATACAAAGGCAACATGTACAACCAGGTTGACAGATTCGTCGCACCGAGAAAAGACACCAAGAAGAAAGGCTATGATCTCGGATGGTAATCCGGTTCACCATTCCCGGTGATCCGAAAGGCAAGGGGCGTCCGCGTCTCGGACGCTCCGGCCATGCCTATACACCGCACGATACTGCGATGTATGAGAATCTGGTCAAACTGTGCTTCACGGACGAGAATCCCGAACACACACCGATTCCACCGGGCATCCCGATCAGTGTGATCATCTGGGCATATTATTCAATCCCGAAATCTATCACCAAGAAGAACAGAATGGCAATGCTGCTGGACTGGATCAGACCAGTGAAAAAGCCTGACTGTGACAATATCGCAAAGATCGTCTGTGACGCTCTGAACGGCATCGCTTATGCCGATGACTCTCAGATCGTCGAGATGACCATCATCAAACATTATTCAGAGACTCCCAGGGTGGAGGCAAAGATCGAAACGCTCGAGGTGGACAATGGAGAAAAATAATCTCGAAGAACTGCTTGGCTATATCGATCCCGCCGGGCTGTCATATCAGGAATGGGTAAATGTCGGCATGGCTCTCAAAGAGGAAGGCTATCCGGTCGAAACATGGAAAGACTGGTCGTCAACCGATGCAGAGAGATATGACGAAGCGATCTTCGATATGAAGTGGGCGTCATTCAACCGCAGCGACATCACCGGCGGAACCATTGTCCAGATGGCTAAAGAACGCGGATGGTCTCCGGAGAAGAAACTGAACGTGTACATGTCGGGTGACAAATACAGTCCGGTTATCTCATGGGAAGACGAATATATCGAAGGCGAACAGCCTGCGTTCTCTGAGCCATCATACTGGGATCAGAAAAGGGATCTGATCAGATACCTGGAAGCAGTGTTCGAACCGAGCGACATCATCGGCTATACGATGCAGTCTACGCTGAACAACAAAGGGAAGTATGTTCCCGCAGGCAAAGGCTCATATACGCATACAGCAGGCGAACTGATCGACATGCTGAATGACGGTGAGCCGATCGAGAAGGTATTCGGCAGCTATAACCGTGAGGCAGGCGCTTGGATCCGGATCAATCCGTTCGATGGACATGGCATCGATGACAAGAACGTTGCCCAGTTCAAGAACATTCTGATTGAGTGCGACAATCTGCCGATTGAGACTCAGATCGAAATGCTGGAGAAGATCAAGATCCCGATTAAGGCGATGGTGTTCTCCGGATCTAAGTCGGTTCATGCGATCGTTCCGGTCAGTGTGGTATCTGAAAGAGATTACCGGACGCAGTTCAATTTCATCAAGAACGTGCTGAATGACGCAGGCATGGAGATTGACTCATCCAATATCAATCCGTCCCGCCTCAGCCGTCTGCCGGGCGTCTATCGCGGAGATCATAAGCAGTTCTTAATCAAGGCCAACATCGGCATGAGAACATTCGAAGAATGGAAGATCTGGGTATCTGCCATGAACGACGGCATGCCGGACATCGAGAATCTGAGAGATATGTGGAACAACATGCCTCCGCTGAAGCCGGAGCTGATCGAAGGCATTCTCAGACAGGGCCACAAGATGATCATCTCATCGACTTCCAAAGCCGGTAAGACATTCATCCTGATGGAACTGGCTGCGAAGATCGCCGAAGGTCACAAATGGCTCGGGCATAAGTGCAAGCAAGGAAAAGTTCTGTATATCAACATGGAAATCGATCGCGCATCGTGTTTCCGCCGGTTCTATGACATCTACAACGCTATGTGCTTGAATTTCGATAATCACATCGAAAATATCGATATTTGGAATTTAAGAGGCAAAGGTAAGACGATGTCAGAACTGGCACCGATCATCATCAACAGAATGATGAACAGAGAATACCTGGCTGTCATGATCGACCCGCTGTACAAGGTCCTTGAGGGTGATGAGAACAGTAACGGCGATGTTGCGAAGATGGTGGCACACTTCGATAGAATTGCCGAAGAGACTGGTGCAGCCGTGATCTACGCGCATCACTTTGCAAAAGGAATCGCAGCAGGCAAATCGATCATAGACAGAGCCTCAGGCGCCGGTACCTTCGCCAGAGATCCGGATGCGATCTTAACAATGACTCAGATCGACTGGTCTCCGGAGATCGACCGCGAGGAAGGATGGACCGCATGGCGCGTTGAATCGACTCTCAGAGAGTTCAAATCAATTCAGCCAGTGGATGTCTTCTTCGCATGGCCGATACATATTGTCGATACGAAAGGACGTCTGGCAGGCGTCAAGCTGTTGACGAACAATAACAATCAGCTTTCTGAATCTGAGAAGAGTGATCAGAAACATGAAATTGAAGAGATTGTCGGCAAATGTGAACCGGTCCCGATCGAAGGATATACGGCATTCAAAATCTCGGAATTTAAAAGCCTGAGATCGAACAAGCCGGGCACAACGACTAACAGTGACTTACAGCGTGCTGGGTATAAGTCGCTCAGCGACATCGGTTATAGGGGTGTCTGGGGCAAAAAAACAGAAGAAACAGACTACGACGACGAAACCCTATAGGGTGTCGTCGTAAGACGACGAAACCCTTATATATAAGTATCGTCGTAATATCGTCATGTCGCCCGTCGTATGTGGACGAGCCCGCCCTTGCGGGCGCTCGTCACCATACGTCGCAGGCGACCAAAGGTTTCGTCGTTGACAGAGGTAAAAAATGAGTAAATTTGAAAAATTTAAGAACTGGGACAAGATCTTCGGATTCGGATCTGAAAACTGGGAATACAAGAAATGGCCGACGAAAGACACATCAACTTATTACCGGCGGGAGTGCCCAGGCATTCAGATCAGCGATCCGGATCTGCCATTCTGATGGAGGAACAATGTTAAAACAGATCGCACTGGTAGACGCAGTGAAACGCGTCATCAACGGGCATCGGGTCTATATCATGTTCGAGATCGACCCGCAGACAACGATCGAGGACCTTGGATTTGCGGATGGCTTTCTGATCGAAGAGGAAGATCCGCAGCCGGAGCTTGAACCCAAGCCTAAGGCCGAACCGAAAGCAAAGCCCAAGCCAAAGACAGAACCGAAGAAGTCCGGTCCGTCCGGCATCGATCACGGCAAGCTGATCGCTCTGCATAAGGCAGGATGGTCAATCGAGAAGATCGCGGATGAAATGGGCTGTACAACTACGACAGTCCGGAACCACATCCGCCA